TCTTATTCTCGCTCGGAGCAAAAGCCTTGTTCACCTTATCAGTTTCCATAGCCTCTCCAATTACAAATTACCAATTACCAATTCGCTAACCTGAATCCGCCAGAAACTCAACACCCGTTTCATCATGTCCAATTCCTTCTCTGGCAAATACGATGGACCTGATTCAGGCGTAAACGAATACACCAGCGCATCCCCGCCAGAAGTGGAAACCACCACCCGCTCATTTGCGCGCGAGATGCCAACCAGCGCCATCCAAATATCCATCGCCGCCGAGTCAGTGGGCGCAAGGCTCCAAACTTCGAGCCGAATATCCTGCACAGGCACATACAGGTTCGGATTGCTGTCATCCAAAATCACAACCAGCGAAGGTTGAGACGTTGCCCACTCCTCACCATATTTGTGCTTGCTGGCAATCCGCCCGCCCAAGACTGAGAGTTCAGTGCGTGCCGTCAAAAACTTTATCGCGGCTTCCAATGGATCAATCATTTCTGCACCTTGAATTTTGAAATAATGCGTGGCAATTTTTCAGTTGCCTTTTTTACTGCGTTTGTCAGGTAGTGATAACCAGCAAATGAATGATGTCCTTGATGGACTGCCATCGCATAATCCAGCCCGCTTCCAACCTCAACGGTAATTTTTCCACCGTCAATAGATGGGGTAACAGTTTCACCGCCTAAAGTGAAACTGGAGCCTTTTTCACGTTTGCCGCGCAACTTCACTTTTGCGGCATCTTGTGACCAGTCATAACCAGGTTGTGCGGAATGAATTGAGCGGCGCAAAGTTCCAGTCAAAACGCCATGACCGCGCCCCAATTCTTTTTTCGCTTCGCCTTCAACCGTCAAGGCAAATTCAGAAATGATTTCAGCGCCATGCTCTTTGACAATGCGCTTCACCTCTTCGCCCTTCCAGTTCAGGCTAGACATTCAACGCCTCCACCACACAAGAAACATGATGAGCGGCATTCCCGCGCTGGCGCATCAACGGCTCGGTCACACGGTACACAACCCCGCCAATCGCCGCCTCATCCTTTGGCTTAACATCCGTCCCCGCAGGCAACAGCAAAACCAGAGCCTTCACCCACGTATATTCAGACGTTTTCGCATCCATCAGTTTCACGCTCTTCTCCACCAAACGACAGCGCACCTCCGCCCCAACCACAACATCAGAATAAACGTTCTGGTTATAACGGTCGCGCACCACCTCGGCAGTCGGGCGGTTGATAGTTGCAATCTGGTTCAAAAAGGCATCAAGGCTCATAACATTTCCTTTTTCTCCCCCATTTTCAAAAATCGAAAATGGGGGAGATGTCCGTAGGACAGAGGGGGCTAGGGTCTACAACCGCATCAACGCCACGGTCACATCGGTCACAGCGGAATAATCCATATAGACCATCCCGTCAGACTGGTTGTAAATGTTCGGCTGGAAGGGACCGATCTTGCGGCTCTCGCCAGCGGTCACAACCACAGTCCGCTCCGCAATTGCCAAACCGTCAACCGTGCCAGGCGTCTGCACCGTCACCGTCACATCAGAGCCAGAGTCATTCACCACATCCACAAACATCCGCCCATCATTTGCAAACTTCGCGCCATCGGCAACAGCGGCGGTATAAACCGCCTCCAAACCCGTCCGCGCAATCTGTTGATAATTTACTGCTGTTCGTGCCATTGTGTTTTCTCCTTGTTACTCATTACTTTTTACTTATTACTTATTACTCAAATTGCCTTGAACATCAACCGCCGCATCGCAGACCGAAACTCAGCATCCCAATTATCAGGAGCCGTGTACGAATACTCACCCGCAACACTCTCGGATTTCATCGCAGTCCGCTCGATGGTCAACCGCACCAGGTCAATCACCACCTGCTTGCGGATCAACCGGTCATCCACGGGTTTATAAACCACCGTCATGCGGTCGCCCCAATAGGACTCATACGGCAGGCGTTCAATCACACCGCCCGCCCACGTTTGATATTGGTCGCTCGATAGCGCGTTGGTATCCTCAACAATGCTCACTACTGCATAAATTTCAGTGGGCAGGAATAGAAAGAATCCCTCACCGCGATAAATCTTTGTCAGCGTGGTCGTCATCGTATCGGTCTGCGGCTCGCCAATCCGCGCCACAATCTGCGCCTCAACGCGATTGATCACATCCAACAAATTCGCTTCCGACATGGACGTATTGACCAGCGCTCTCACTTCGGCAGTTGATACAAGGCTCATAACATCTCCAATTACTAATTACCTAACTCTGTGTTCCAACCTTCGTCCAGGTCGGAGCCAATGCCGTGCCTGTGTTGATATACAGCACGCCATTGGTCACATCCGTCACCAACGCGCCCTTACTCGCACCGCGAAAACTGGCGTCAACGCCTGCGGTCGTTTCAGTCACTTCGAGCGTCGGGGTTGTACCCGTCAGGCTGTTATTGGCGACTGTAATCAAAGGCACAACCATTTTTGCAAGGTTCCCGCCAAAGGTAATCGTCACAGTCCCAATCCCATCGGTCAGGGTTCCACCCGCCACGGTCACGCCGCCAGAGCCAACATTCGGCAGGGCTTCCAACGCCGCATCAATCGCGGCAATCAATGTGTTATCGGTCGCAGTCCAGGTAATCGCCGCAGTCGTAAAACCATCAAACGCCAGTTTGAACGTCCCGCCCGTAGGCGTGCCGCCCAACTCCAAAGTTTGCACTTCACTGGTTCCCGCGCTCGGCGCGCCCGCATTGGCATACACGCCAATCTGTCCTTCAATTTGATTCATACCGTTCTCCTTATGATGGGGCAGGCTCATCACCCGCCCCACTGATCACTTTTTACTTATTACTTGTTACTTGTTACTTAGATCCCCGTCACTTTACAGAACGCAGTCGCGCGATAGATTGCAAGCGCAAGACGTTTGTCTGCACGGATCGCCAGTTTGCCCTTGATGAAATAATCACTGTGGCTGTCGCTGACTTTGATGTTCGCGCCACGGCGGCGGAAGATTTCGCTGTACAGTTGGAAATCGCCCAACAGCGCAGTGTTTTCGGTCTCGGCAGTGGTAATCACCGCAGGCAGACCCCAAATGCGTTCGGGACCTGCTTCGCTGGGATTGCCCCAGATGTAGATGCCGTCAGTCGTGCGGAGCAAACGGATGTCTTGCCAATCGTTCGGGTGGATCACAATCGCGGACGGTTCGGCGAACCCAGTGGCGCGCACTTTGGTCATTGCCTTATAAATCGCGTCGGGTGTTGGGTCAGTGCTTTTTGCCTGGCTCTGCGAAACAGCAGTGTGGAAACCGTTCAGGTTCGGGGCGTTGTTATCGCCAGTGAGAAGTTGGGTTTCTTCCGCAAGTTCGAGCATCATCATCAGGCGGTTATCAATCAACGACTGCGCCTGGGCAACGTCTTCAAGTTGAATTTCGGTCACGGGCAGGAAGTGAGCGATTTCGCGCACAGCCACCGAGCGCTCGGTATAAGCCAGGGCGCTTTCGCCAGCCTGACCGCCTTCAGAGCGGGTGGCAGCGTTATTCGTGAAGGTGGTTTCTTCCATGTAGACCACTGCGGCTTGTTCGGTCGGGGTCTGCGGAATCAGATCGGCGAGCATCGGGCGGCGATGAGCGTACTCAACCACGCGCCCCGTGCGGATGCTCTGCGGAGCAAAGCCCGCGCCAGTTTCCATCAGGGTCTTGTATGCGAGGAAATCGAAGTCACTGAGTTTGACTTCCAATCCCTTGATGCCGCGACGGTTCTTGTATTCTTCCGCTTCCACAAACATCTGACCGAGCGATTTGAATTCTGTTTGGCGAGGGTCTCCGACCCCGCCACCCTTGCCATTCAGCGGCAAATTGGTCGCAGGGCGATTGCTCTCGCGCACTGCTTTGGCATTCGCCTGAAAGATGGAATCAACGCTCTTGGCTTCTTCCAACTGCACGCCGAGGTCGTTGAGTTCGGCGTTGCGCGCCTTCACATCTTCCAACTGGACAGGGGTCAGGTTGTAAGCGTTCTGACCATCAACAACGGTCTTTGCGCCATCAAAAATCGCGGCAAGTTCGGCTTGCTTTGCGTTCAACGTACCTTGTAATTCTTTTACAGTTTTCATGATCTTGTTCCTTATAGGGTTGATTGAAATTTCAAAAATTTGGCGTACTCGTTTTGCACAACTGTCACATCAGCCATCGGTGCTGTCTCGCGCAAAATGGAATCAATCTCCGAAACCATTTTTTGCAAACGTCCCCGCGTCGCATCTGATAAATTGCGCCCTTCATTCGCGCGGAAGTTTTTGCGGTCTCTCACGCGCTCCAAATATTCCTCAATGGTGCTCTCCACCAATGCGGAATGTTGTACAAAGGTCGTGCCTGTCGCAGGCAGACCCTTTACTCCAGCCGTTGCGGGGTTCATGCCCCAATTCACATCGCTAATGTCATACAGTTCAACATCGTTCAAAATGCGGATGGGATATTGACCATCCTCCCGCTCCTTGATAGCGAACTCATGCACATCATAGGCATAAGACATCTCGGTGATGTCGCCTTCCTGAATGCCCTTGAAAACCCATTCAGCCAACTCAACACCCTCGTAATACTTGCGGACAACTTCCACGCCGCCTGTCGCCTCTGGTGCCCATTCCAAAACCTTCTGAGGTAAACCCTCGCGCCCAACCTCGCGGATACTTTTGATGCTGGCAATCGGCGGATTCATGCTGTTATGGTTCCACAAAAACCGCACGCGGCTTCTGCCATCACCCAACCGCTTCGCAAACGACCCATTGACCGACATATCATCACCGTGGTCTAAATTTCCATGCACGGCAAAAATACCCGTCACCATCCGAGTCTTTACGTCCAGTTCCTTCACAAAATAAGGCAAAGTTTTATATTGCATTTTCGTCTCCTTGTTCGGCAGTGGTCTCCTGACCACGCCCAAAAAAATCCTGCGCCTTCTCAACCGTATCAATCACCGTCAACCGCACGCATCCATCCGCATCCCGAACTACCTGATATAGAACATCCGTTTCAGGCTCGGCAAACGTCCGAAAATATGCCGTGTCATACGTCACACCCTCGATGATGATTTTTTCAAATCCGCCTTCCCACCACCGCGCAATTTTCAACGGCTCCTCTTTCGCGTGTTCGATTTCCTTGAAAAATTGTTTATCCATAACTAACCGCGCTCCCCAAATTCATACGCCCACGAATCCACGGCATCCTCATCTCCAAAATACGGAGCCGCCGCCCGTGAACAATTCGGGTGCTGTAACGGATGCGCTTCAAAATTCGCCACCGTCCAAATCTGACCATTCGCCAGATTGCACGCTGGCGCGGAATCATCCGCGCCGCCGTCCAAAATCTCGACCTTATCCAAGCCAGCCGCTTTATATCGTTCAGCGGTCGCCGCGTTTTGAGCGGTTCCTAATTCGGCACGCGCAACTGTCCGCGTATAATTATTGTCTTCTAACAATTCGCGCAACCCAGGGCGGTCTTCGTCACCGCGCAAAAGTTGGCCAATACCCCAACCCCGCTCGCTTGCATACGTCAACGCGCTCCGAACATTGTCCCTAAGCACATCACTCATATCGTCAATATGAGATGTCGCTAACTTCAAAGCCCGCGTCACCGCAGGGTCGGTCAAATCAAACCGCACATCTACGCCCAGCGCCACATTCCACGTATCCCACGAGAGTTGGATCACCTCCACATAAAATCGCTTGATCAGCGTTTCCAATTTCTTCTTATCATCCGCCGTAATCAAATCCTCAGCATCGGGCAAATCTGCCTTCGCGCTGAGCGCAGTCGAAGCGCCTTCGACCTTCAACTTTTGACCTTCAACCCGCGCAACTACGCGGTCCGCCAACTGCGAAAAATAAACATCCACAGTCGTCGTCATCCGCTTCGCCACCTCATTCCGTACCCGCAACAAAACGGATGAAACTGCGCTTGCCTTCCGACCTTCGACCTTCGACTTTTGACCTTTTCCACCTGTTCCCTGATCCCTAATTACCTGATTTCCAACAGGCACCAACTCACTCGAAAGCGGCACCAGGTACACATCATCACCAGCATCGG